TCACAATCCCATGCTGTATCTCCTACAACATTGTTATCTGTGCAGAACTTCACATAAATTCCATTATATGTGAATGTTGGTTCTGTCCTTTCTTTTTTTACTTTACTCATAATAATAATATTAAATAATAATAAAGGGCCAGCACGATGCCGGCCCAGTTTTAATCAATCTATGTCGTGCTTGAGGATGTGTTCTTCTTCCTCCATCTGCTTTCTTTCAGCATCTGAGAGATCCCATCCAAGCTCTAGCCTTTGCCTTTCAGCTTCTTCGTGCTGTTCACCCTCATCTCTCAACCTCTCTTGCTCTTCCACTAAATCATCATGGTCTTGCCGTGTCCAGTCTTTCTCTTTGCATCTGTCAGCATATGACAGATTATAGATAAATATTGGAAGCATAGCATGTATGATACTACGATGCAGTTCATTGGTGGTGTAGATGTCTCCATCATGACCTAATCCGCTAAAGCACCATTTTACAGTTACTGTATTAATAATACATATACCTTGAAAAAAGCCACGGTTTTGCAAGTCATTCCTCATGTGCGATGGCACAGTGAATGATGTCATCTGTGAACATTGTTCACCTATGTTGTTCACGAGTAGAAATTCTATCTTCATGTTAATAATATTTAAATAATAATAATAATAAGGGGAGAGCTCGTTGCCCTCCCCATTAAGACCTATACAGCCTCCACCCACACAAGTGTGGTTGGTTCACCTGTTATCATATCTTTGACAACGTTCTCCGTCATCTGAAATCCTTCCAGCTCATCACCAACGTTGCACGTCTTTTGAATAGCGGATATAGTTGGATGATTGGCTCGCATAGTTTCACCTGTCTCAGGGTCTATAAGACTCAGGACACCGAAGACTATGTTAGACTGTGACCGTGTTGCCACAGCCATTCCAGCAATTGATGTCTCCTTGTTGGAGAGAGGTGATGATGACACAATCACCGTTGCAGTGTTACGTGAACTGTTGATGTTCACTTTTCTAAAAAATACACTCATAATATGTATATGAATTAAATATAGTGAGGATTACTTACTGGGGGGTCCCCCTGCCTCAAAAATTTGCTGGGGATCAAATCCATAGTACATCTCAACTATGCAATACGCACTAATTTTTTTATTAGGAAAAATTTTTTTTTTATTTACGGTGAGGTATGTTGTTTGTATATTTCGTATATTATAATGAAGGCTCACCCATCAATAAACAATAGACATGCATAACTTTGATGATTTTGAAGACGATTATGAGGATAGCATTGACCCTATCCAGGAAATTAGGCAAAGGGAGATTGATAAAGAAATCTTAGCTGATGCTTTTAGTAATTCATATAAGATCCTAACTAAGGAAATTACTTTTGATGATATGCTAGATAATAAGTTTAATGATAATCTCACTGCTGTATTAGCATTTGATCCAGAAGAAGGACCGAGGCTGTACGAATTAGAAAATATGATAAATTATTATGTAGAGATAGAAGAATATGAGCGTTGTATTAAATTACGTACTATAATGCATGATAAGTTTCCTGATAGCATATTAACCGAATAGATTACAGAAGGGTAATTCCTTTACATATATATTAATAAAAAAAGATTTACAAGTTTAACATTTAAAATAAAATAACATGCAAGAATTTCTATTAACAAACTGGGCTGCATTACTTATAGCCGTATTAGCATTAGCTAAAGTTATAGTTAACTTAACCCCAACATACACGGATAATAAAATATTCGGATGGGTCGATACATTAATAAACCTTATTATAAAAGATAGACGTAAATAATAAAACGTATGAAATATCTATTAAGTATAGTTACATTACTATTTACTTTATCATGCTTTGCACAATGTAGTCAACATGTGTTTAGTTCTGTTAATGCACAAAAGTGGACAAACTTCCAGTACCAAGACTGTGATGGAGGAGCTCATTACTTTGGTTTACCTACAGGTGGGTACACTGTTATCCTATGTGCGGAAATAGGTACTGCGTTTATTTTAAATGGGGACGGGTTTGTATACCCGTTGCTTACGGAGCATCCTGCGTATGCCTCTTGTATCTTACCTTCTTGTATAGGAGATTTTGATGAAGACGGTATAGTGGGAGCTGCAGATCTTCTTGTGTTTCTTTCTAATTATGGCATATGCGACAATTAATATACATATTAGCTTTATGGGCTCCTATTTTATCAGCTCAATGTGATATAAGCATAAGTAGCTGGGATGCTATTACTGGTGATATTGTTATTGAAGCTGTTAATAGTGAAAACTGTGGTTGTAATGAATTTACTTCTGCAGCCACTACTTGTGACAATAGTGCTAGCCCTGCCATTAGCAACAATGAAACTGTTAGTCATATAGTTCTAGGATTACATGTAGAAGGGTTAGACTACAACTGGGGATGCACTACCGCAAGTTATCATCCTGGATGGACGTTTAAGGCGTTTACTTTATTTGGGAATCAGGTACTAGAGAGTGGGGATACGTGGAGCGCTAATGTATATGACAGTTCTAGCAGCAGTGACTGTTGGGCTGAGATATTATCAAATGATACTTTGTGTACCGAATTGGTACTATGGCAGATTAATTTATCTCAAACAGCTACAACAGATCTTGGGGGATGGGCCGTAAACCCAAACATTGCGGCTCAGACACAGAACTATCCTGACATTGACTTATCTAATAACACAGCTATAAACTGTGCCCTCCCTACATGCGATACCGTGTATGTAGATGTCGAATGGATAACAACGGACACTTTATATATCATCGAAGTGGACACATTAGTGGAGTATGTCCAATTACCTCCAGATACTGTACAGGTAGTGGAGTACCTATATGATACTATTGTATTAATAGAAACGGATACCATTATTGATTTTCAATACATCTATTTAACAGACACCATGTATGTTGAAACAGTTGTATATGAGTACCTATACATCTACAATACAGATACTATAACGGAGTTTGTAGCTGAGTCTATATATATTGATTGTGCAACAGGAGAAGAATGTGAGCAGGTTTTTTTATGTGATGAGAGTTCTATTTTTGCCCCTAATGCTGTTACACCTAACGGAGATGGCTGGAATGATGTATGGAGAGTTATTGCAGATGAAGCTTGCTGGGATCAATGGGATGTTCGTATATATAATAGATGGGGCGGGTTAGTTTGGATCAGTACACTAGCAACAGAAGAATGGGATGCTAATGTTGCAGCAGGAGTATACGTATATACTATAACAGCGCATAGTGCTGTCAATACTGGTATTTTTGAGTTTAATGGAACGATAACGGTACTTTATTAAAATAAGTCGTAACGTATTTGTTCGTCATAGAATAAATATATTTTAATAAAATAAGTAAATAAACTTTTTTTAGTTAAACTATTTATATATATTTGTATATTGTTTAACTAAAATAAATTATAATGACTATTGATCAAAAAACCAATCCAAGTTTGGACGAGAAGGACCCAACTCTTACAAAAGAAGAACTTAATGCAAGAAGAGATGAGATAACTGCATTCTATAAAGACAATATTCAACACCTTGAAATTCAAGCTGAATATGAAATGCTATTAGCTACTATTGAAAAAGCAAGAGCAGAAAGAATGCAAGCTCAGTTATTTATGTCTCAGCAATATGCTGATCAGAAAGAAAATGGTATAGATCCCGGCTCTGAAGAAGCATTGGCATTTAAAGAAGCAATGGAAAATGCAGCTAAAAATATTGATTAACTTTAATTTAATAAATCATGTTAATTAAAAAAGGAGATAGGGGTCTTAATGTTAAACATCTGCAAGGTAAGTTGCTATTAAAAAAAGATGGTATATTTGGTCCGTTGACAGAAAAGGCTGTTATAAGATATCAATTATCTAATCATCTAGCAGTCACTGGTGTAGTGGATAGTGAAATGTGGGTTTTATTATTTAATAAAACTAATGTTGTAACTGATGCTATTGACGAAGATACTGATTTAACTAGTCAATATTATGTAACTAACTTTGACCAAATGATTCATAGACATCATCTTCCTGTTGATGAATATATAAAGGGCCCTATTAGTAACGAGTACATTTTTCTACATCATACTGCTGGAAATAATAACCCATATAGAACTATAGATCATTGGGGCCGAGACACTAGAGGTAGAATTGCCACTGAATTTGTCCTAGGTGGAAGAAACCATAAAACAGGTGACGATGAGTATGATGGGGTTATGGTTCAAGCATTTCCAGAAGGTGGTCAGGGATGGCATTTAGGCAGAACTCGTTCTGGTTGGATGAATAGACATTCAGTGGGATTAGAAATATGCGCTATGGGTTATTTAGATGTTCATAATAAAACATATGTTGGAACTACAGTTATTCAAGAAGAAGTAATTCAACTAAAAGAAGAGTTTAGAGGACGTTTAAATTTTCACAGATACTCTGAAAAGCAAATTAAAGAAACAGAAAAGTGGATTAGGTATGTAGGAGAAAGAGATGAAATAGATGTACGACTTGGCTTAAAGCAATTTATACAAAAATACGGCCCCACAAAAGGCTTTGATGTTCAGATAGATGCTTGCGCAGGAAAAATAAAAGGATTATTAACACATACCAATGTAAGATCAGATAAATCAGATTGTTATCCAGATCCAGATCTTGTTGATATGATATTAAGTTTATAACAATGGCTATAGTAAATAAAGTAGATTTAAAACTCAAAATAAATATTAATGATACTATCAAATATCAAATATTAACTTTTTGTTTCTTTAAAAAAATAATAATAAGTAATTCTGATCTAGAATTTTTAGCAGCATTAGCTAAAAATCCTAAAATGGAAATCTCTAAATTTTGTATTCTGTTAACCGAACTTAACATATTTAAGAGCGCACAGTCTGCAAGAAATGCTATTTCTAAAGCAGAAAAGAAAAATTTAATTATTAAAAAAGGAAGTAATAAAAAAACCATAGTATTAAATAAAACTATAAATGTCCAGAAAGACGGATTAGTATTATTAGACTATAAAATTTTAGGCAGTGAACCCCAAGAAGCATAAAGAATTTAAAGAAGGTATAGCTGAAGAAGTGGGAGTACACACACAAGTAGTGGATGACTTTATATCTTTTTATTACGCAAAATTAAGAAAGAAATTATCTCAGTTAGATTTTCCTAGAATTAATGTAGATGGGTTAGGTACTTTTGAGTTAAGAAAAGGTAGATTAGAATCAGCAATAAAAAAAAATAAAAGTATGCTGGGAAACATTGCTAAAACAACATACAATGGTTATGCTAAGAGTGAAAGTATTATTGAAAATATAAAACAAATGACTCAGGCATTTAATCAAATGGAAGCGGATGCATTAAAAAAGAAAGAATTTAAAAAACAAAAAAATGACTAAACCTTGGAAAAAATACTTAGATGCATTTAAGAACTTAGATAAAATTGCTGAGGGCATAAAAAATAATGTATTTAAAAAACAGCATGTAGAAGCTATAGTAACGGATAGGTATCAAATTTGCAGTAAGTGCAGCATGTTTGATGATAAAGGTGCTGACTGCACAGTACCTGGTACTCAACCATGCTGTTCTGATTGTGGGTGCAGCTTAACTATAAAATTAAGATCTATATCATCAGAATGTCCTAAAGGATACTGGCCTGCTTTGGCACCGGAAGAAACAGCAGAATTAATTAACAAACAAATTGAAGATGACAAGTCAACAGATTAATTATATATATAATGGTATAACTTGTAGTATAATTAGTAATCAGCAAAATGGTTACTGGTTTACTACACTATCTAACTGATATGGCAATAGTATTTAAAGAAGAAGGTCACGTCTACGAAAGTAATGACAAAGACAAAATAGACTGGACTAGTGTAACGGCTTTTATAGGAATGTTCAAACCTAAATTTGATAGAGAAGGGCAGGCTAAAAAGTCATCAAAAAACAAAAGGTCAAAGTGGTATAATATGACTGAAAAAGAAATATTATCTGCATGGGATAATGAAACTAAAAGAGCTATTAAGTTAGGTAATTGGTATCATAATCAAAGAGAGTTAGATATGCTTGACTTTAAAACTATAGAGCGTAACGGAACAGAGGTGCCCATTATAAAACCTATAATTACAAAAGAAGGATTTAAACTATCTCCAAAACAAAAACTTGAAGAAGGGGTGTATCCTGAGCATTTAGTATATCTTAAATCAGCAAAGTTATGCGGTCAAGCAGATTTAGTAGAAGTTGTAAATGGGCATATTAATATCCATGATTACAAAACAAATAAAGAAATTAAAGAAAAAGGCTATACTAATTGGGAAGGTATAACTAACAAACTATATAAACCAGTTAATAATTTAGATGATTGTAATATTAACCATTATAACTTACAACTTAGTATTTATGCGTATATTATAAAGAAGCACAACCCTAAATTAAAAATAGGTAAGCTAACTATTCAACATGTTAAATTTGTTAAAGTAGGAGAAGATAGTAATGGTTATCCAATTACAAAAGTAGAAAATGGTGAACCGGTTTTAGAAGAAGTAAAGATATATGAACTACCATATTTAAAAGACGAGGTATCTTCTCTTATAATGTGGTTAAAAGACAAACAATAATGGCATCAATTCAATTAACACAAGTTTATTTAACACAAACAGCTCCTCTAACAAACCCACCTACGATGTACATGGTGGAAGGTTCGGAATCTCTTATAGCAATAAACACTCTTGCATTAAATGCTGTTGGGCCAATGTATCACAATGATGGTAGTATTATGGATGTACGTCAAGTATATGTGACAGGATCTTTATCCCCAATATTTGTTACCGATAGCTATGCTACTGTAAAAGGTTATATTGATGCCTTATAAAAACACAACAATATGATAGTAAGATTATTTGATATACAAAATAGTAAAGTTATACCTTCAGAACATTGTTATGCTTTACCATTTTTAAAAGTTATAATGGATGAGTATCCGGATACGTACATGCAGGTATATCAATATATATTTTACATGAGCTGTCCCAATCCTGATCTAAATCCTTTCTTTAACCTACCCGAACATGAGAAGGAGGATATTATTATTGAAGAAGTGGTTTTAGAAGAATCACCTGAAGACGGAAAGATTAGATATGCATTAGATATGTGCAAACAAATGTATGAAACACCTACGTATAGAGCTTATGTAGGGATTAAAGCCATGTTAGATAGATTAGCAAAGTATATGGAAGTAACTCCCATTGAACATGGTAGAGATGGCAACATGAACTCTATGATAAATGCTGCTGCTAAGTTTGAACAGATTAGACAATCATATAAGGGGGCATTCACCGATATGAAACAGGAGCAAGAAAGTTCTGTTCGTGGAGGAGCCGGCTTAGCATATGATCAATTATAATGCATAGTAAAAAAGAATCATGGCATTTTTGCTATTGGGATGAACAAATTTTTAAAGATATTAAACCAAAAACTAAAGAAAATGGGACAACAAGTAATACCAGTGGGAAAAAAAATACTAATAAGACCAAAGAAAGCTGAAACAAAAACTGCATCCGGTCTGTATTTGCCCGAAATAGCTCAAAAAAAAGAGTATAAAGGTGAAGTGGTTGGATTAGGTCAATCGGTTGAGGAAATTAAATTGGGTGATGTTGTGCAATATACTGAACACTGTTTACCTACATCAATGAATCATAACGGAGAAGAGCACCTGCTTATTCAAGAAGGAGATGTTTTTGCAATTATAGTTACTACAATGGATGTATAAAATCATCCCTACATATAATGATGGTGAATGGGAAGTAACTGAGTTCGTAGACAAGCCTGCATTCGTTGAGTATATATTAAGTATATTTAGTGAACCAGGTCTTTATGGGCTTAATGCTTTGTCGTATGAGTTTAATACAGAAGCAAAATTATTTAATGAGCAAGGTTTTTATTGCAACAAACCTTTTAGGTCTAAAGATTTCACCAACTACTGGGAGGATCAAAAGAATAAATGTAGAGAGGGTGTAATATATAAAGATAAAAATAAAAGTTTCTTTTTAACTAGAGATTATTATATGTGGTTAAACTTCTTACCAATTTTTGATAAAGAAGAAAAAAAGTATGGCTTTGCAAAAGTACGAGATGCGCAATATCATATGGCTTTATATGAGCTATTAGCTGAATTAAATAATAAACATTCAGCAATACTTAAAAAACGTCAGATAGCTTCTTCTTATTTCCATATGGGTAAGATTATAAATACATATTGGTTTGAAGAAGGTAGTATATGCAAGATTGGAGCATCTTTAAAAGACTTCATTAATGATAAAGGATCATGGAAGTTTTTAGATGAGTATAAAACTTTCTTAAATGAACATACTGCATGGTATAGACCTAGTAATCCAGAAAAGGTTTTGCTATGGCAACAACAGATTGAAGTAAAGATAGGAAATAGAAAAACAGCAAGAGGATTAAAATCTAAAATACAAGGTGGCTCATTTGAAAAAAATGCTACCACGGGTGTAGGTGGTCCCTGTACATACTTCTTCCATGAGGAGGCGGGTATTGCTCCTAAGATGTCAGATACATATGAGTATCTACGTCCTGCTATGTCATCCGGTATGATGACTACGGGTATGTTTATAGCAGCAGGATCAGTGGGAGATCTTCAGCAATGTAACCCATTAAAGGACATGATTTTAAATCCTAGAGCAAATGACATCTATTCTGTAGAAACAAACCTAATGGATGCTGATGGAACAATAGGAATGGCAGGACTTTTTATTCCTGAGCAACATTCTATGCCTCCTTTTATTGATGATTTTGGTAATTCTTTAGTAGAAAAAGCTATAGAAGCAATTATTGAAGAAAGATCACGTTGGAAGAATGAATTAAATGGAGAACAATTTCAATTAAGAATTTCTCAAAAGCCAATGAATATAGCAGAGGCATTTGCTTATAGAAAAGCATCAATATTTCCACAAGCTATATTATCTAGACAACAAAAAAGAATAGAAGAAAAAGAATATCCCTACGAACTTATAGAATTAGATAGAGATGAAAAAGGAATATCTGCTAAAAGAACTAATAAATTACCCATCTCCAAATTCCCAGTTGATAAAAAACAAATAGATAAAACAGGTACAATAGTAGTTTGGGAAAGACCAATTAAAAGCCCACAGTTTGGAGCATACTATGCATCCATTGATCCGGTATCAGAAGGAAAAACTACTACATCAGATTCGTTATGTAGTATTTTTGTTTATAAGAACGCTACAGAAGTAACGAGAACTACTGAAGCAGGAGATGTAGAGCAATTCTTAGAGAAAGATAAAATAGTGGCTGCATGGTGTGGTAGATTTGACGATATTAATAAGACACATGAAAGATTAGAGTTGATAATTGAATGGTATAATGCATGGACAATAGTGGAGAATAATATTTCTTTATTTATTCAGCATATGATTGCAAGAAAAAAACAAAGATATTTAGTTCCTAAGCAGCAAATACTATTTTTAAAAGATCTAGGTTCTAATAAAACTGTATACCAAGAATATGGATGGAAAAATACTGGAACATTATTTAAAAGTCATTTAATTTCTTATGCAATAGAATTTTTAAGAGAGGTAATAGATGAGGAGACGGATATAAATGGTGTTGTTACAAATCAAACTTTTGGTGTTGAAAGAGTTCCGGATCCTATGCTAGTAAAAGAGATGTTGGCATACTACCCAGGTTTAAACGTGGATAGGTTAGTGGCATTTGGTGCATTAGTAGCTTTTGTTAAAATACAGCAATCAAACAGAGGATATTCAAAAAGACGCGAATCAGAGCAGAAATCTTTGGTAAATTCAGAAAAAATGGGTAAATTAAAGTATAGTCCGTTTAAAAATATTGGACGGTCAGCTTTACCTAATGGTAGTAGACCTAGAAGATCGGGTTTTAGAAATTATAAATAGACTTAACTAAATAGAATACGGAATGAGAGTATTAAATGCAATGCAGTTAAAAAATGGACAGAAGGCTAAAGAAGGCCCTACCTATTCTAGTTTAACTCAACCAGTACAGTTTATACCTTCTTCAGAAAAAACTGATGATTGGGCAGCATGGAATTTAGATTGGTTAGAATTACAAGGTGTTGAATTTTTAAGAACAAACGCCAGAAGACTTTTAAAAAATTATAAGTTAGCTAAAGGTATTATTGATAAGTCAGATTACATTGTTGAAGAAGACAATGATTATAAAGAAATGATGGATGTTCTAACAAAAGAAAATGATTCTGCGTTAGAGCTTAAATTTTATCCTATTGTTCCTAATGTTATTAATGTACTTAGCGGGGAGTTTACTAAACGATATAATAAAGTTCAGTTTAGAGCAGTAGATGATAAGTCATATAATGAAATGCTTGAGCAAAAAAAACTTAAGATTGAAGAATCTTTATTGGCTGATGCAGAAAGAAATTTGATTCTAAAAATGCTTGAAGCTGGAATGGATCCAGCATCAGAAGAGGCACAACAACAGCTATCTCCTGAAAATATGAAATCCCTACCTGAAATAGAAGATTATTTTAGTAAATCATACAGAAGCAGTATAGAAGAATGGGCTACTCATCAATTAAATGTAGATGAGGAAAGATTTAAAATGCAAGAGCTTGAAGAAAGAGGCTTTAGAGATATGCTTATTGCTGATAGAGAATTTTGGCATTTCCGTATGTTAGAAGATGACTACGAAGTAGAACTATGGAATCCTGTTTTAACATTTTATCAAAAATCTCCAGATCAAAGATATATAGCTGATTCAAACTATGTAGGTAAAGTTGATCTTATGACTGTTTCAGATGTAGTAGATAAGTATGGTTATTTAATGGATGAAAAACAACTATCATCTTTACAAAGAATATATCCTGCTCGTTCTGCACAGTATCAAGTTAATGGGTACCAAAATGATGGTTCTTATTACGATGCAACTAGATCACACGCATGGAATACTGAAATGCCAGGTCTAGCATACAGACAATACGCAAGTAATTATATGGCTGACCCAGCTCGTGGAGGGGATATATTAACACAAATCCTTTCTCAGAGTGAGGATTTAGAACAATGGGGTGACGGAAACTTAATGCGGATTTCTACAATATATTGGAAAACTCAAAGAAAAGTAGGGCATTTAACTAAGATTGAGTTTGATGGGGAAGTAACACAAGAAATAATTGATGAATCATTTAAAATAACTGAAAAACCAGTTTATGATACATCAATTTTTAAGAATAAATCTAAAGACACATTGCTGCAAGGTGAACACGTAGAATGGATTTGGATTAACGAAACATGGGGTGGTGTAAAAATAGGACCAAATGTACCTGCAATGTGGCAGAGTACTATGGATGATAATGTAAATCCTATTTATCTAGGTATCAATAGAGAAAAGCCTGGAAGATTACCTTTTCAATTTAAAGGAGATAACTCATTATATGGATGTAAACTTCCAGTTGAGGGGAGAGTATTTTCTGATAGAAATACCAGGTCTACATCTTTAGTAGATTTAATGAAAGCATATCAAGTAGGATACAATATGGTTAATAACCAGATAGCTGATATTCTTATTGATGAGTTAGGTACAGTTATTATGTTTGATCAGAATGCTTTACCTCGTCACTCTATGGGGGAAGATTGGGGAAAAAATAACTATGCTAAAGCATATGTAGCAATGAA